GCCTTGATAAGCAAGGCATAACAATCCATCTGGTGCGCGTGATTCGCTATGCCTTTGTTCTTACCAGTCTTGTGGTCAATGACCATCGCAGTGGGCTTATCTTTAAAGATGCACCCTACGTCGATCATTCCACGCAACAACAGTGTGTTAGGAGCTCCTCGTTTTTCGAAGTATGGTTTCTTTTCTCCGTTGAAGCCCGCAGCTACTTGAGCCTCGACAATGAGATCATGATCTCCATGTGAGTTTCTGAACGCGTTGAATGTTCGTATGAATTTTGTAGCAGCAGGACGCGATGCCTCTACTGCTTCAATCTCTTTTGTGAGCAACTGTTTTTCACGTATCACAGTAGATATCGCGAAGTCTAAAGGGTGTCCCTTCAGCATGAGTTCGAGTACACGGTGAATAGCCTTACCTGTTCGAGCTTCAGAACTATCTACAATACCTAAAGCAGCTTTGTTCGGCTTGTTGATGTACGTGTACCAAAACTTCCGAGGACACTGTTTGACCGTTTCTACTTTGCTCAAAGACCATGCAGCGTGTTCCAACAGAAACGGAGTCAATTTGCAGGTCATAAAGGTACCTCTTTCACATGAAAAAAGGAGACCTCCTCTCTGATACGCAATTACGCCGTATCAGAGAGGGAGTCCCACAGAACTTAGAACACTAGACGTTTACCCCGCCGAAGCTGCCCAGGTCAGATTCGCTCATCTCAGTGGAGACCGGTCCGGTCGTCCCAGAGGGGAGTGCTGGTTCCGGTTCCTGTGCGTAGTTCCGCGCCAGCTTGGGATACAGGTAATCACGCTCTGCGACGGTGCACATCAGGTCACAGAACTTCTGGAGGTTTGGCTCTACCTTCTCATCGACTGGGATTGCCGTGATGGTGTACCAACGCTTATCGACCTTCTCTTGTTTCTCCGTGGCGAACTTGTACCACCGAGCCCATGGAACGCTACCACGACGAGCGAGCTTCACGAGCTGCGTCCCACCGGGAGTAGACGTACGCTGGAAGCGCATCATGACGATGTTCATGGGGTCCTTCGTGAGAAGGATTGCGCTTACGGTATTGGAACACTCATTCGGCTTGTTGTCTCGCCAGGGCAGATACAAGCACTTCTCGCAGTGTCCGTACTTGTCTCCGACGATACGGTCATGCGATGTGCACTCGGGAATGGCAGGCTTCGGATCGTTTGCATCCCGCTTCTCCCACTTCTGGCACCCTTCCCACAGAAGGATGGGCGTAGCGAGGAATTCTTTCCCCATCTTTTCAGAACTGGAGAGGTAGAAGTGCCCTGCGATAGAGTCCTCAGGACGGTTAGGGTCATTACCGGTTCCCTGGTTAACGCGGGCTTCCAGGAACTCGGTCACCGCACCAGAGGCGACGACGCCCTTCTTTTGCGGGTTCATCTTGGCCACGAGGGCGAACAGCTTATCTTGGATATCTTCGGGAAGCTTCCAAAGCGTTTCATCGATAAGCTCAGCCGTGACGTTTTCCTTTTCGATCCTTACGAGTTGTTTACCATACCTCTCGACGAACTCAGGGATGTGTGCATAATTTTGGAGTAAGGAAACAGCTGAAGGAGCAGGATGGCTTTTCTCAATTGCAGCATTCTCGGTCGGAGCATCGCTCATTGGTTTCACCTCTGTTTGTTCGGGGTTGGGGGTAACTGTTTTTTGTTTTGCCATTGTTGTTCTCCCTGCAGAAGGCATAAAGCCTACCTTGCACACGCTGCGTTGTCCACCGCTTTCGACCACTAAACACTAAGGAGAAAATCATGGACAGTTTCTTTGAGAGTCGCACATTCAGAACCTACTACGAGGATGTTGGAAAACATAAAGTTCTTACGCCTAAACGTGAACGTGAACTTCTAGTTTTGTACAAGAGTTGTCCAAAATGCCATAAACGACTCCCACACCTAGTTAAGCGAAATAATTGCACGAAATGCGGAACACCGACGCCGAAACGTGTGACAGGTAAAGCCATTACTTGTACCGAATGTAACACCCGTTTTGACTGTTTTATCCCTCCTGTTTACTGCCCACTATGCGGCTCAACACGGGACATGGCTTCCCGAGAAGAACTCATCGTCACTAATCTACGCTTTGTAGTGACAACAGCTAAGAAACTATCCAAGTCTCCAGAAGTAATCCAGAAGCTGATATCAGCAGGAAACGTAGGTCTCTTGCTGGCTCTAGACAAATTTGACATGACTCGGTCAACTAGGTTCTTAACCTACGCATCGTGGTGGATACGTAAAGAGATGCTCGATGAACTGCACGCAAGCGGTATCGTCCATGTCCCCTCACACAAACAAAAAGCAGTAAAGAAAAACCAAAAGCTTGGGTCGTACGAATGTATCTTCTGTGGGCTCAGAACCGACAACCCTTTACGAACTAAGTGCCCCTCGGCGAGAAAAAGACTACACGACTTTATCGCGGTTAACGCGGAAGAGATCACAACGATGTCGTGTGTAGTTCCAATAGAAGAGGCGATGAACCGTCCTGAGTCAGAAGACACAATTGAAGATTTGACTATTAACAACGACAGCGCCGAGTTACTTCGTCAAGTCTTAAACCTCATGCCTATCCGACCCAGAGACAGGTTCATCCTTTTGCAGTACTACAACATAGCAACTGACGACCGGAAAACAGATCCTAAAACACTCCCACAGCTTGCAGCTACCACGGGAGTTACTGTCGAGCGCGTTCGACAGATAAAGGTATCCGTTCTTAAGAATTTACGGCGTCAATTATTTGATATGAGCGAGCAGGTGGGATTCAGGAGATGACTACTTCGTTTCGCGGATTCCGCCGACCGTCTCTGCTCCGTGAAGGAAACCCTCGTAGTACGCAGTCCTGGTCTTAGAACCAGAACCCTTGTACCTGTCAGCATACTCCTTGAGCAGCTCGAGGATCTCTTTCTTCGGGATCGGCTTGATGGTGCTGGAGAGCGCGTCGTAGTCCAGAGGGTCTTTACCCTTCTTCGCCGGGCGACCAGTCTTCTTGGACTTCTTTCCCGCCGCTTCTTCACGAGCACGCTTGCGCTCTTTGTACTGAGCCACGGCTTCATCGGCCTTGTCCGGAGGCAGGTTATTCTGGATAACCTTGTCCGTCAGCTTCGAGAAGAAGGCCATGTCTTCGTCGTTGAAGACGCTCTTGAACACGCGGAGGTGCGCGAAGTTCAGCTTCTCAGTCCTAGCCAGCTTCAGGATGTCCGGGGGGAGATCCAGGATTCCGATGTGCTGTGACACGTAAGCGTCGCTCAAGCCGCAAGACGCCGCGATGTCCTTTTGCTTCTTCCCACTCTGAGTGAGGTACGCAAAGGACTCTGCGATCTCGATGCAGTTGTGGCCGGTGCGAGCCAGGTTGGTAGCCATGGAGGTCATGTAGGCGTCCACGTCGTTGTCGTCGAGGACGAGAGAGACGTTGACCTCTTTGATCCCGAGCTCGAGCATCGCCATGTACCGGCGACGACCGTCAACGAGGATGTACCTCTTGGGGTCTTCGGGGTTCGGGCGAACGGCCAGCGGGACAAGCTGTCCCTTGATCTTGATGGACTGGATGAGATTCTTGAGGTCTCCAGCTTTGTCACGATTCCAGCGCTCTGGGAGATCGATCAACTTGATATCGAGCTTGGTGTTTTGCAGCCCGTTGCTGGCCGTGTCCACCTTGGAGCTCTTTTTCTTCTTCTTGTCGTCAGGCTGTTCGGCTTGTGCTTCGGCCTCGACAGGAGTGATGGAACTCAAGATATCGTCTTGCTCGGATTCCGTGGGGATTGTCGACTCAGTTTTAGCCACGTCTTTGCTCCTACTTTGTTGGGGTACACTATTCAGATGCGGCAGCTAACTCTGCCAACACTTCTGACTTGTCTATGTGAATCATGCTGAGTCTTTCAGGCGGGACCCCTTCCAGGATATCACCCAAAAGATGAAATAGCTCTGTTGAGCACATGAGTAGACTTTTTTCAGAGTTGTACGCAGTCATATACAGAGCACGTATAGCCTGAATAGTCTTCTCAGGGTCAACGCGTTTTCTCCGGATAGGTGTCCGTGTCATTCGAAGGGCTCCGTTCCATGCATAGGGCACTTCAGGATTCCACCGATCTTTTTAGGATTAACAAGAACACGCTGGCACCAAGGACAACGCTCTTTCTCAATAGCAGCGTCGTCAGTACCGAGCTTTGTGCGATCAACCTTTTCGTCTACTCCGTACTTCTCCATGTTATTCCACTTTTTCTGCCGCTGCTTTAGCAGCTTCCATCTCAGCCTTGGTTCGACGCTTCTTCTTCGGAGTCTCGCCTTCCACCGTCTCTTCGACCTTCTCATGTTTGATCCTGAACATGATGTCCTCGATTAGGTAATTGACACGAGACTTACAGCCCTTGTTGCGCTTGCCGTCGAGAGAGCAGAGGTTGTCGAGCGACTCGATAACCAACGAGCCGTCAGCGTCCTTGTGGATGACGATGACGTCAGGGAGATTCGGGACATCCGTGGTATCCAACACGGTTCTCGTGAACTCCTCGATGGCGTTCTTGCGTGCCGTTTCGTTCTCGACGATGTTGGCGACATCCTCGAGAGGAAGTTCGGTCTCGCTAACCCGACCACAACGCGAACACTTCGTAGGAACCTTGATATTCATGCTACCTCCAGTTGATGTTGTCGATGCCGAACTGCTTTGATGCAGCCAACAAGGCGATGGTTGTTTTCGGACCAAGAATCCCGTCGACAACTAATACTTCCTCGGGATACAGGTCCATCTTCCTATGATTCCAGGCCGCTTGGAACATCTCGACGGACTGCCTAAACGGAGCATCATAAACCTTTGATTTGCTCGTAAAGCCAAGTTCATCGAGCTTGGGTCTTGCTTCTACCACAGACAGAACGTGTTTATGATAGTCAGGTTCGTCGTCATCGTTTGTCGGGACGTTTACGCCGTATTCCGGACTGTCTTTGTTCTCTTCGAGTATGGCGTAATGCTGCTGAATGGTGTCGGGCTTAGAGAGGGGCGAGTTCTCAAAATCTTGGATAAACGAAAGTTGGTCAACAGGGTATGACCCAGCAGTGAACACGCCACCGTTACAGTCGGCAAAGGGCCACATTGGACCCATATCCGACTTTCCGTCACGCCAATCCGAGTGCTGTGACATCCGGATAGCCGACAGCCTCTCACCGATAGCCATCTTTACGAGGCGCTTGAGCTTGATATTGTTGACCACTTGGTCGAGCGTGAACGGCTGAAGGTACGACGCACCCTTATACGGGGGCGTAACAGCCACAGGCGGGAGCTCATCGATTAGGTTCTGCGGGACCGCGTTTGCCCAGTAACGCCACTCACCCTGCTCGTTACGGAACATCTTACCGGCGTTAACCATCTCGATAGCGATAGAGTCCTTGTTCTTCCTGGGTTCGTGCCACGCTCCGTTGTGGAGGGAGATCAGGTACATGGGGTCACCATGATAGTCCTGAACGAAGTGAGTGGACGCACCGTTGAACTTCCCGTCTGGTTTTTTACGCGAGCTGAACCAGTTCAGTGTAGACCACATATTGATGCCAGCAGTGTAGTGGTCCACCCACCACATATCATCTACTGAGCTTAACGCGTTAACGTACATCTGTTGAGTGGGGAAGATCTTATCGAGCCCCTTCTCAAGTATTCGTTGGTGCGAGTAGATGAACAGATTGTTGAGAGCCTTTTGGGCTTCTTTCTCTGAGAGGACTTTACCCGACCCCACATCAGCCCAGGCTGACTGGAACGAGAGCTTTGCCGCCGCGTTCGTGGTCTTCACGAGATTCCAGAACTCTTTGTGGGGCATTTGGTTGAAGTTCAACAGATATGCATAGCTCATCTTGGTCCTCGACATGTTTTGGAATACCCACAGAACTTTTCTGTGCATGCCCACGATGTGGGGTCACACCTAGGGAAGTTTCCTTTTTTGATCTGTTCCGCCACCTGCGCCACGTCTTCCGCTAGTAGTTGCTTATCGAGTAATGTGCGCTCAGATCGCTCTTGTTCGTACTTAGGACCCGCTTTAAGGTCTACTAAGAAATCGATTCTAACCTTATTCGTGTCCTCTGCAAGAGCATAAAAGGTTAACTGATGGGTATAACGAACTTTTTGTTCCGGCCATTTCTTCGTGGTGGTCTTTAAGTCCGAAACGACCTCGACCATCCGGGGGTTATCGGGGTCATTTTCCAGAGACATTTCGGTATCTTTAACGCTATCGATGAGGTCGATTACCCCTCGGATAGGAACACCACCGACCTTTATGGCGAATGTCTTCTCCGCGTGAACAGGCTTTATGAGGGGGACTGCTTGTCGGTGGTACGCAGCGTAACCATTGACGGCTTTGTCCTTGACAACTCCGGGATCAAACCCCTCCCAGTTATCAATGAAAGCGGACTCAATCGCAAAACAATCGGCGACTGCCTGCATAGATTCTTTGACATCCGGAGGAGATCCTGTCTCGATCATCCGTCTGTGTGTAACCTCCGCTCCCTTGTGGATCGCGGTCCCCTTTACCATGGAAATCCCCGGAGCCTCAACAACCCCTAAGATGTACCGGTATTCGTACTGTCGTGGGCATCGCTGGTACATACCGACCTGCGAGGGGGACATCACGCCTTTGGGGAGTAGGGGGTCCAAGAAACCTTCGGGATACTCGAACTTGCGATCAGACGCACGTGTCTCTTTCACATCGTCTTCATCAGACATGCTTTCCTCCTGGGTTTACGGCGTATAGCCTATTTTCCGAGAACTTGGTTTGCGAACTCAAGCGGGAACGTATCACTGGCTCCGGGGTACATGAGAAGTTCGTTCTGATTGGTACTTGGATTTTCGGCTGTCTGTGGTTGTCCCTGTAGCGCTAATTCGCGACTCAACCTGATAACTTCGTCGAGATCGATGTCATCAGCAGGAGTTTGTGGTTCGTCGTCCTCGCTATTTACTTTGGCGATAACGGACGACTCTGTGGCCTTTGGTAACTCCAGGCTACGCTTTACTCGCTGTTGAGAGGTTGGTGCTGCCGATTGAGTCACAGAACCAACACGAGCCAATGACGCAGAGGTCATACCTTTCACCGTGAACGTCTCCACGTCCCCAGTCAGGTCATCAAAGGCAAGTACGAGGTCATCGACCCCTAGTGGTATCCCCCATAACCCGGACAACATGTCCACGAATTCTTCTCTGCTAAACGTAATCTGCATCTTCTTGCTCCTCTCGTTTACCATATCCTGCATCCCGTTTGTCCTCAAGATATTCAGCTAATGGAGTTTCATTTACCCCTGGTTGGATAACCTTGGGACAAGTCATGTACTTTTCCATCTTATCCGCCATGATGCACCCTTCGCACCAAGGCGATATCCCTTTAGCTGAACAGTCCTCGTACTGTTCACAGAGCAGGCACTCTACGTTCTTCGTCAAAATCTCAGCGATATCATGGCGATTATCCAACGCGATGAGCTGTTGCTTTTCAACTGACTGGACTCCCACCAGTCGGTACACAATGGTCTTTTGTGTTTGTCCTATTCGGAAGTTTCTTCCCCTCGACTGGTCCCAAGCGTCAATGGACCACGCACGGCTGTAGTAGACAGAGTACTTGGCTGCGGTAAGCGTGACTGCGATTCCGGTATGGATCTGTCCGAGGTACACACGACATTCCGGGTCAGTTTGAAATCTCTCTTCGTACTTCTTTATGTGCTGTGTGTTCGTGCCGTCTACACGTATGTACGTGTACTTAAGCTTGATGAGGAGCTCCTCGATATCATCGAGTTCCGTGGTGTAGTTACCCCAGATGATCACCTTGTGCTCGTTATCCTCAAGGATATCCTCCAAAAGGTCTTCGAGTGCTTCCAGCTTCGGATTCTCTTTGTACTTGAACACATCGACAATCTTGGCCTCTGCGTTCAGGCATCTGTTGGTACCGGGTTCGATGTCTCTAGACACGCAGTCAAACAAGTGGTCACACTCGTCGCAATAGTTTCCCGTTGCCGCTCTTGGGATATAGTAAAATCCGCTGCACATCTGCATTATTTTGGTTAAGCGGATAGCCCCGTGTTTGAATTTCAAACCTTTCTCTAAGCTAACATGAATATAACAGTCGTGTACCGCGATGTTATAGTCCATCAACTGCTTCCCGGTTAACGAATAGTGGACATTTATGTCGGTTCTAGGAGGCAGCGATACGCACTCTGTAAGTCTCCGTTCACTCGAAACAGAATTAACCCTTCCGTTAATGACGTGCATATTCTTATAACCGCGAACTATGTGCTTGTTGGTCTTTGACACGTCACAGTACTTGGGCACAAAGTTATGCCACTCTTCTGGCATGAGAGCAGGCGCGAGAATCCGAAGTTGCGTGTAGAAGTCTCGAGGATCTCCAACTGTAGGAGTCCCAGACAATAGGTACCTACGAGAAGCTCGAGCAGCTAGAGCGCTGATCGCTTTGGTCCGTTGGCTTCGTATGTTCTTTACTCGGTGGGCCTCGTCGAGGATTATCGTCTCAAAAGTTAGACCAGACAAAAAAGGAATGACTCCTCCGTTAAGACAATCCACGGCTTTCTCAACGTCATCAGCAGTCGCCTTCCCAGCATAGAACGCTCCCAGGAGTTCCTCTTGGTCCTTTTTCGAATGAAGAAGAGCGATGGCGTCGAGTACCCGCACGTGACTTCGGGTCGTGCCCATCTGAGATTTCTTACGTAAACTTTGAGCCTCTGAACAGATGCTAGGGACGCTGTACATCCGAGCCGTGTCGTACGACATAATTACGACGTCAAATTCTTTTGCTTCGGTTAGCCTTTTCAGTTTTTGCTTTGGCGTGCCTATTATAGCCGTTGACGTCAACTCGCCATTCGAGTGGAGGGCAACTTCTCGGTGCCAGGTGTTAATCGCAATAACAGGGCAAATAACAATCGTCTTGGTTTTGAGATAGGTAAGGGCGTCAACCGCTACTTTCGTTTTACCAGTCCCCATCTCCCAGCGAAGATACCACCTGTAGTTGGCTAGCAGTTCTGCTGTCCCCTCTATCTGGTGCGCGTAACTCTTGATCTTCCCGGGGGGTGGAGTGTCCGAGAGACGGACGAGCCAGTCTTCTTTGGTCGGAGCTTGTTCATACGCGTTACTAATTGTTTTGTCGTCTAGGACATTTTCGTTGAGTGTCCGGATATCTCGTATTACATTATCTAGAAATGGGCGGTATGCTGGACAGACCCAACCGCGAAGTTGCTCGACGAACTGACACCCGAACACATGAACCCAGGAGTCATTTTTGCTTCCAGGAATCAAGAAGACAGGCGTCGTCCCAATTCTAACGAGTCTGACTTTGTTACACATTTCCTATCCTTTCAGAGACTGGAGGACTTATGACAACTGAAACAATGCGTTTGTTCGACCCCTATCACGGGGGCATGGATGGTACTCATTCGAATCCGTACTACCAGTATTCGCAGCTCTACACGCCCAAGCGGCTAAAAGAGCTCTTTATCTGGTGCGAGTATCTCTTCTACCAAAGTCCTCATATTTTTGCTGCTCTGCGTAAGTTCGGCGAATACCCGATCACGAAGATCACTTACGAGACGGTTAACGAACATCTCAAGACCAAGCACAAGGACCTTCTTGAGAAGACGTTGCGTGTCCGTGAGTTCCTTATCAAATGTTCTCTTGATAAGTACGTTTATGGTAACGCTTTCGTATCTATGTATCAACCGTTTGTGCGTTACCTTAAGTGCCCGTCGTGTTCTTCGCTGTCGAATATCAAGAACACAACGTACACATTTGATGTTTCGCACCTCAAGTTCACGTACACATGCACCTCATGCAAAAAGAGAGCGGTTGTCGGCGAAGAGAATATCGAAGACCGGAAGCTCTTGCTGAGTAAGGGAATCAACTTCATTCGGTGGGATGCCAAGGATCTTGACATCGATCATAACCCGCTCACCGGAGAGTCGACGTATTACTATAAGATCCCGTCTGCCATCGTCTCTCGTGTGAACTCGGGCCACAAGATGCTTATCGACACCATGCCGATTGGCTTCTTGAAAGCAATCAAGGAACACAAGCCCTTCAAGTTCGCACGCGACGCTATCTTCCACATGAAGGTCGGTGCTCCTGCAGGTATCAATCCGCAGTGGGGACTTCCTCCGATTCTAGCGGCGCTCGAGAGGTTCCACTTCACACAGATTCTGCGTAAGGCCAACGAGGCCATCGCGTTGGATTACCTGGTTCCTTTCAGGATTCTCCACGCCTCTCAGGCTTCTGGGGTTGCTGACCCTGTGCAGCAGATCAGTTTGTCGAAGTGGCGTGACGAACTTGACCTCAACATTCGATTACACCGTAAAGATCCTCTCCACATCATGTACTCGCCTATTCCGGTGGGTATGGTTCAGCTTGGTGGGCAGGGGCGAGCTCTGTTGACTCTTGGTGAGATCCAAGAAGCTGAGAAGAGCATCGTCGCAACTCTCGGTATCCCAATGGAGTTCTTGTACGGCGGTCTCACTGGCCGAGGTATGGAAGCTACGTTGCGTATGATCGAAAACCAGCTCGCGACACACATCGCGGACATCGTCGACCTTATGCAGTGGATGGACGACAAGTGCGCCGAGTTCCTGGGTTGGGAAAAAGTGAAGTTGGGTCTCACGCCGTTCCGAATGGTTGATGACTTTGAGAGACAGCAACTCATGTACAACGTGTGGCAATCTGGAAAGCAGACCGGGTCTCAAGTTCTGTCTGATACGACGATGTGTGAGATTTTTGAAATCGATCCAAAACGCGAAGAGGAGCGTATCAAGAATGAAACTCTTCGTGGCTCACGCATCAGCAATGAAATCCAGATGGAGATGCAGAAGCAACAAAATGCTGCGGCAGCTCAGTCTCAGCAGGAGGCCAACACAGCTCCAGGTTCGTACAACCAGCAACAGGTCATAGCCAACGCCGATCAGGTTGTGGCTGAGCTATCAGGCATGGAGTACGGGGCCAAGAAGAGTCGGTTGCACCAGTTGCAAATGGAAGATTTCATATTGTACTCTGTCGTCGTGCAGCGCTTAAAGCTGCAGAACACCCAGATGCTACAACAAGATCCAGCACAAGGAACTATGAATGGATGACTTTAGGTCTCAAGTAGAGTCGGCGCAGAAGTTCGAGTTCACGAATGTCTTTGGCGGGAACAAAGGTGGAAACCTTGTTCAACCAAAAACAGCGTCGGACCAAATAGCGGACCAAATCCGTGTGCATTACTCCTCCAGGGTCTTTGTTCTCTGGAAGCCTTACGAGACATGTTTGCGGTGTACGACTGACATTAATAAGGGAGATGTCGTCATTCCTGAAGAGGGTGAATACACGTGTCCCCACAACGAGAACACGGAGTACGAGAAAGTAGTCAATCTCTGTCTGAGTGGAAAAGCTCTGCTACAGAAGCAAGAGTTCTTCAATCGGCGCGAGAGCGACGCTCGGTGCGTGCACATTATGTGGATGACTGCTGACCCCGCACACATTGCTGAGCTCGAGAGGAAGCAAAAAGAAAAAGAAAAGGACGTCGTGTACCCTCCGAACCCAAAGAAGGTCTTCGCTGAAGGCTATGAGAATAAGAGTGCGGAGCCCACGGGCGGCTCCGCAGAGGCTACTAATCCATAATTATTAGGAATAGTAGCCCCATAAACTCGGTAATCGTCATACTGTCTCCTGTGACATTAATGGAAGCTTACCTTGTTGCATATCCTTATACCGGTAGTACAAACGATTTTTTGAGAAGGGAACACTCATGACTTCTGACATCCAGCCATTCCTTGTCGGAGCTGACGTTAAACGTGGACACATCCGAAACAAAGTTGTGGAGGGTATCCAAGAATCGTTCCCTATCAAATCGAGAAGTAAGACTATCAACGTCAGCGACATCACGGTGCACGGCAAGGATTACTCGTCGACCGACCAGAAGGCGGCGATTCTTGAGGGGAACTCGCTGTTCGAGCACATCAAGGGGACCATCACAGTACGGGACAACGCCACGGGTGAGGTCACGGATAAGATAAAAAACTTTACCTTAGCGAAAATTCCATGGTTCACCCCTCGGCACACCTTGATCGTTGGTGGTAACGAATACTCTGTTTCCAGCATGGTGCGTCCTAAGCCTGGAGTCTACGCACGCAAAAGAGCCAACGGAATTCTTGAAGCCAATTTCAATATGCAGGGAGGGGCAAACTTCAACGTCACCATGGACCCGGAACAAGGTGAGATGCAGTTGGAGTACGGTGCTTCCAAGATTCCTCTCTATCCCATTTTGACAAGGGCCGGTTTGACTCACGATGACATCTCTTCTGCTTGGGGAAAGGATCTAGCTGAGAAGAACAGGCAGATGGCCCCCAAGAACGTAAGTGGCATCGTGGACCGTTTGTACAACAAGGTGGTCCCGGTCTACGGACGAGAGTCTTTGAAGCTCACGACTCCGGAAGAAAAAGTAAAAGAAATCTTCAACAGGTACACCAAGGCCACAATGAGCCCTGAGGTGAACGCGGTTACGTTAGGCAAGCCCTACGAAAACGTAACGCCTCATGTCATCTTGGATGCCTCCAAGAAAGTATTGAAGATCTTTAAGAACAATGACGAGGTTGATGACCGTGATAACTTGGACTTCAAGTCTCTGTACGGTATCGACGACTTCTTCAAAGAGAGAATCAAACTAGACGCGAGAGACATTGCGCGTAAAGCCTCGATAAAGATTGAGGCCAAAAGAGATCTACGTAACGCTATCCCGTCAGCGCCGTTCACTCCTGGTTTGTTGAAGTTCATCAACACGTCGCAGTTGGTTTCGGTGCCCACGCAGACAAATCCCATGGAGCTCATTGACTCCTCTATGCGTATTACGTCTCTTGGCGAAGGCGGTATCAGTTCTGAGCGGGCTATTCCTATGGAAGCACGTATGGTTCACCCCACCCAAATAGGGGCTATTGACCCTATGCGGACTCCTGAGTCTTTCCGTGCAGGCGTTGACGTCCGAGCAGCGATGATGCTCCATAAGGACGGCAAGGGGAATATCTACGTCCCTATGTACGACGTAAAGAACGGAAAGAAACTCACGTTCATTCGTGCAGGACAAATCCAGAACAACGTAGTCGCGTTTCCTCAACAGAAGCTAGAGGGGCAAGTAGACGCATTGGTGAACGGAGTTGTCCGAAAAGTACCAGCGTCTTCTGTTCAGTACCAAGTACCACACTCCACTGTGCTGTATAGCCCTGCCACCAACCTGATTCCGTTTCTCGAGTCCAATCAGGGCAACCGCGTGATCATGGGATCTAAGTACCAGACACAGGCGTTGTCTTTGGTGGACCGGGAAGTTCCGCACGTACAAGCTCTCTCACAAACGGGTAAGCCAATGGTTACGGTCATGGCTGAAACCATAAACCCGAAAGCGCCTGTCTCTGGAGTAATTAGCCGTGTAGACAAAGACTACATGTACATAAAGCCGGATAACGGAAAAGGAGAGGTCAAGGTTCATTACGAGACTAACTTCCCGCTAGCCGCGAAGTCTTTCTTGCACCACGACCTCAAAGTTCGTGTTGGTGACCATGTGTCTGCAGGTCAGATGCTGGCTGAGTCCAACTACACAAAAGATGGACAGCTTGCGTTGGGTAAGAACCTTTCGGTGGCTTACATGCCCTACAAGGGTGCTAACTCCAACGATGCAATCGTTATCAGCGAGGGCGCATCAAAGAAGCTGACGTCTGAGAAGATGTACAAGATCATCGTCTCGAGAGACGTGGATATGACGTTTGACAAGGACAAGCATCAAGTCTACTACGGGCATGAGTACAAGCGAGACCAATATGGACTGGTGGACTCAGACGGCGTCGTAAAGAAAGGCGCTAAGCTGAACGCAGGAGACCCTGTTGTTTTTGGTCTTAGGAAGTCCACGATGACTCCGGATGACATCATGCTTGGCCGACTCCACAAAGCGTTAGTTAAGCCGTTCCGAAACGCTTCTGAGATTTGGGACCATCACCACACCGGGGAAGTGATTGACGTCGTAAAGACCCCAAAGAGAATCGCAATCACGGTCAAGGTTAAAGAACCGATGGTGGTCGGTGACAAGATGATGGGCAACTTTGGAAACAAGGGTGTCGTTTCTCAAATCATTCCAGACGACCACATGATCAAGGATGAATCAGGAAAGCCTATCGACGTATTGGTGACGTCTGCAGGCGTCGTCTCGCGTATCAATCCTGCTCAGATACTAGAAGCGGCAGTGGGCAAAGTAGCTGAGAAGACAGGTAAGCCTATTCAACTTGAGAACTTCACAGGGAGGAACAACGTCCAGTACGTGAAGGACCTCCTCAAGAAGCATGACGTCAAGGATAAAGAGACCGTCTTTGACCCAACCACCGGCAAAACTATCCCTGGGGTTTTTGTCGGGCGCAGCTACTTGTTCAAGGCGTTTAAGAGCACTGACGTCAATTACAGTGCGCGTAATATCGGAAGCTACGACGCCAACCTTCAGCCTACCAAGGGTGGTGACACGAGCTCGAAAGCGCTGGGTATGATGGAGTTCGGGGCTCTTGTGGGTCACAACGCCCGCAATGTTCTGCTCGAAGCGTCTACGCTCAAGAGTCAGAAGAACGATGAGTTCTGGCGAGCTCTGCAGATGGGGTATCCTACACCCCCACCCAAGACGTCGTTCGCGTCAGACAAGTTCTTGAACATGCTCGTTGGTGCAGGAGTTAAGGTAACGCGCACGGGTTCAAATATCGCTCTTGGCCCACTGACTGACCGTGACACGCTGAAGATGTCCTCGGGTGAGATTCTTGAACCAAAGCTCGTCCGTGCGAAAGACCTCAAGCCTGAGAAGGGTGGTCTTTTTGACCCAGGCATCACCGGGGGACTCAAGGGAGACCGGTGGGCACACATCGAACTCGCGGAGCCCATCGTCAATCCTATCTTCGCAGAGCCGGTCCGACGTTTCCTAGGGATGACCGGAACGAAGCTGACGGAAACGATCAACGACAAGGGCGCAGGGTTCTTACGTTCTGAGTTGAACAAGATCGACTTGGAACAAAAGAAGAAAGAGCTGGAAGAAAAGAGCAAGAAGACGAAGGGCGCAGAGCTCGACGGGATTGTGAAACAGCTCAAGTACATCAGAGCGCTACAGTCGCAGAATTTGGCACCAGGAGATGCGTACATTATTTCAAAGATTCCTGTTGTCCCTCCATCTGTACGTCCTGTCATTCCAGGTAAGGGCGGTCAAGAACTCATTTATGGAGACATTAACCCGCTTTACCGGGATCTCCTTTTCGTGAACAATCAGTTCAAGGAAGTTAAGAACGCAGGGACGATGCCGTTTGAAGAGGCAAAGCTGCGGCCCATGCTCCATCAAGCTGTTGGCGCAGTGTACGGGGTGAACGACCCAGTCACCACCAAGTCTCAAGCCCGAGGGCACAAAGGGTTCTTGACGTACATTGCGGGAGCCGGGAGTCCCAAGTTTGGATATTTCCAATCGAAGCTCATGAAGAAGACTCAGGATGTTGCGGGACGCGGAACCATTGTGCCCGACAGCAACTTGGGGTTGGACGAAGTG